ATGTTGGATTGAATAATGCCAAATGTAAAATACAAGCAACCAATGTCGCGGTCTTGCCACTCTGTCGAGGAATCTTGCAAATCGTAAATCGATTGTCGAATACTGAACGAGCAATGTCTTTCTGAAAGTCATACAACCTGAAGGGCATGAGTCCTTCATCGATGGTAACAACCTTGATGTATGTCTCGATAAAGTATATCGGGTCTTCGGAGCATTTGATATACTCCTCCAACTGCTCTTTTGTAAAATCCTGTTTTACATATGCACCCTTAAGAAGGGGATTGCCTAAGTATGTTTCATGATCATTGCTCATCTATAATGTCTCCACGATCAACTACCTTGCGCTGCTCGCGAATCATCTTTTGCAATTCAGCGGTACTGCCCACATATATTGAATTGTTCGTAACAGAAGTTGACTTGGTCTTCTCCTCTTTCTTGATCTCTTTCATGCGACGATGAAGATCCATCAACCTGTTGTTGGCTTCAAGAGATGATTGAATGAGTTGTGCAATTACTTCATATGCACGAGGCTGTTGACTGTCTTGTGCGAGTTCGCTAATGCCTTCAATTGCTTCTTGCGATTTTTCTATTATGCACTTGAGATTTCGCCGAACTTCGTCATAGTCTCTGTCGGCATCCGAAGGTTTGTATTCGTGATTCACCACAATAGCCTTCACGGGAACTATTTCTCTTGCTTCAGGGGTTACATCAATTCCCAATGTTTTTGCGATGTTCATATCAATTTCACTCATAATTCACTCTTTCATGAAGCCCATGGTGTTGGGGGGTATTCTCTAATAACTACATTTGCATGTGTTGCACCTGCGCCTGTCCATCCTGCTGTGAGTGATGGTGCATATCCACCCGCAGTAATACCTGCCGCAGCAGATACTCCGATGTCTGCATATTTCTTGATTGTTGCTGTTGGCTTTCCAAAATCGTTTGTGTCGAAAATATTGACATTTGTATTGAGGATGAGTGGTGCTTCCTTGACAGGCCCATACAGATACATTTTTGCAGTAAATTGAATCGATGCAGAATTTACTTTACGCTGTGAGTAATCACCATATGACCCATCATCCCCCTCACTAAGAGAAACCGAAGACAATATGATTGGGATATCAACATCCATATCCATGCCATCAATTGCTTTGATTGTGAAGACATATTCGGGTGTGAAGTATGGGAGAACCTGTTCAACAATCTGTAAGCAATCTTCCATTCCCTTCGTCATTGCGCTTAGGGTCATGCTCATATTGTATGGAACTCGCTCCCATCTTTTCTTGAGAGAGCCTCTATCTAGTGGGTTATACCCGACTGTTTGCTGTACGCTGTTCAACTTCCGAGATGAATCATATGCAAGAGATGTGATCTCAAACGCCATGCGCGGAAGATATGTTTCCAAGCGAACCTGTTGTTCATCAAAATCTGTACCAATGCGGTCAAGACGCTTGATGAACTTCTGCTGTGGGCCGTATGCAATAGGGACACGGATTCTTTCGCGCTCATTTCCATTTGCGTCATTTCGAACAAGGTGAATGTTGTTGAACAACGAGGCGAATCCCACGACCACCTTGCGAACTGTTCCATGGTAGTAGTATTCAAGCATCTGTTATGGATCTCCGAATGGGTTACTCTCGTCGAAGTTGAAAACAGAATCAGATTCGGTCTCAATCTGTTCGTTCTTCGCTTCATCAAGAATGCCCATTGTGTCACTCTTGCTGAGAATTGATGCATACAGGTTTGTTCCTGCTTTGCCTATGTAAGCGGTTATCCCCGATGCTGTTTCTTCGACCCAAGTACCAACAACATTGGATAGAGATAGTCTGAGCGGAGTGATGTCAGGCTCATACGAGTAGACCACCGCCCTCGCAGACGCTCCCGCAGTTGCCCCTGTAAGTGATCCATTCTCGTATTGATATACGCTGTCGCCTTCAGCAAAAGATCCTGTTCCATAGATCCCTCCAAGGTTGAGGTTGACTTTGAATCCCGCCTCGTCGTTAACCGCATCGAGTTCGGGAACTCCAGTATTGAAATCTTCTTCGGAATACTGAAAGAGTTCGCATGTTAATTGATATGAGAAGAGTTTGCCCAATTGATAAAATGGGTTTTCATGTTCTACAAACTTTACCTCAAACAACCCCCTACTAATCGGAAGATACAACAGATCTCCTTCTAGGGGTCTGTCCATTCCTGTTTCTCGCTTGAATCGCTTCCTTGAAACAGTAAACTTAACACTATCGCGAATCTCAAAACCAAATTTGGTAAATGTGTCACCACCCTCAAATGCTGTGGTTGTATCCATATACATTTCAATCATCTTGAAGTTATTAAATCGTGAATATTGAGATTCACCAAATAAATCATCTCGTGTGATCATCTGACGGGGGATGTAATACATCTCATGCCCATAGATCTTGATCGCCTCTACGGTCAGATCCTCAACGAGGTTCTGCTCGGGCTGATAAGTCTTGTTATTGACACGGATGTACGGGTTTAATGCCATTGTATTTCCTTAGCCCATGATAAAGTCAACGGGCAATTCGCCCTTCAGGATGATTTCCTTTTCGATGTCTTCCTTCTGTTGCCACGAATCCTTCATCATAGACTGTCCATCAAGTGTGATGTCACCTGGAAGTTTGATACCGTTGTACTTGGACAGATTTACTCCCCATTGCCAACGAACAAGAGCAACAATATATTTCTTCAGCAGCCGATCATTGTAAACTTCGGGATATACCCGAGGATCAAGAATTCGATATGCCTCGATGATGAGGTACATTCCTGCGTTTAATTGGCGTTTATCCGAATCAAGATACATTCGGTTTGCAACCCGATTGAATCGAATACTCTTATCAGGTGAAAGATATTGCTTGAGCAATTGGAGGTATTGCTGAGTCATGTCATATTGGACAAGATCAATTGTTCCGAAGGTATACAGATCGTTCAATGCATATTGGTACCGCACATCGAACATTCCAACCGATTGCTGTGTGAATGGAAAAATTCGAGTAACACTAACGATCAGATTCTGCAACAAAACACTCTCAGGACAGTCAACATCTGTGCTTGTCATCAAAGCATCTGCATCTGCAAATCCACTACCATCGGCGGTTTGCGAGGTTCTGTTGTCGGCTACAAATGAAATGTATCCATTTTCAATGTCCTGTGCGGACATCTTGTATTTCAAATATACCTTTTCAACGCCATCAAAGTGGTACTCGGAGAAGAACTGTAGCCCGTCATTCAGACGATCTTCTAGTTGCTCATCCGCTATGTTTATCTCCACCACGGGGTGGCCGTTTGCCCTGAGCGCGTATTCTTTTAATTCTGCTCGGCTTGAGATCAGCGAGTTGTTGCAAATCGACATTGGCAGTATCCTCCTCAGGATATTTAGCCTTTATGTCAGGTTTGGGCATCACATCTTTCTTGGCAGCAGCAACATCTGCTGCTACCTCTTGATTGTCTTTCGTTATCTCAACCATAAGACGGAAAAATTCGTCTATGCGGGAGATGTAACGATCCCCATCTTCCCACTTGCCGATGACAGTCCAAGACTTGTGCTTAGTTCTATAGTGTCTACGATTACCATCATAGAACATCACAATAAGGTCATTTGGATGTGTATAACTCGGTTCCAATTGCAGGAAAACATCCAATGGGACTTTGAATCCATCCAAAAAGATTTCGTTCTTATCGTGCTTGAACATGGCTTTTTATGGGGTTGCAATCCGTACGAGGTCACCCTTAATCGTATCTTCTGTTGTAACGGTATCCACAACTGTTGTGAAGTTTGTACTTGATACAGTCATTACAATCTTAGAGTTGATTCCTTGCACACGCCCAATCCCTTGGAACTTTGATACTTGTAATCCCGTGACAGGATCGTATCCCGCTGTTCCTCTAGTACCTGCGGTCAATGACATGTCAGGCGAAGACACATTAGAATTGATTGCCATGATGGCAAACTTGTTCTGCTCTGTTCCATCCTTGACCTCTGTTGTCGATTTAACAGTACCTGCATCACCGAGGATTCGTGTGAAATCTCTAATTTGAACATTGGAGTTTACTGCCAAGATACCCGAACCATTGATGTCGGTGCTTCTGATCTCCATATTGCAATTGAGTGCAGTTGTGGGAGCGCGGTTTCCCTTGATGTGGGTCTTTCCAATCTTTGTCAGATCGTGAGTGATCTTTACATCACCACCCTCAGCAATAATCGGGAACGAGTTGCGCGAGAAGATCGATCCTGCAACTTCTCCATTGCTTCCGCTGTCCACCGCAAATCCATAATACGAACCCGATACGACACAATGACCGAGCGTGATGGTTCCACCATTGTAAGCATGGGCGGCTACGGGATAGTTCACGAACAGGCAACCCCTAGCCTTGATGATGCCACCATCGGTCTGCATTGCAATCGCATTGCTATATGCACCACCTGAGATATACGGTGTCATGCTTTCGTCATTCAATGCTGCTGTGGTTGATCGATTGATAAAGGCAATACCATCAGACTCAGTTGCCCCAACAGCCCAATCGCCCACGAAAGTACGAGTGTTTCGATTGGTGAACAAGGCACCACTTGAAGATGTTGTGTGAACTGTGACTCGATAAATGTCAACCGAATTGATGTAGTTGGTGAAAGTTTGACTCAGCAAATTTCCAAAGGTCTTGCCACCTTCATTGTTTACATTGATGGTGAAGTATTGTCCGCTGATTCCAACAACTTCATGACCACCAACCAACATATTCATCAGCCCACCAGTTCCACTCGTAATCCCATCGAATCCCGATGAAATGCCGTTGGATGACACAACACCCGAGACAATAGAAAATGGAGGCAGGAACCGAATACCACACCCCGTGGCTGCAACCATCGACTGTGCCGTCCCGATGTTGACCTGTAGAGCAAATCGAGTTGTGTCTGTTGCACCCAATGCCGTGTACAGGGGCAGGAATGTGACACCCTTTACAGTCTGAGTGACGATACTATTATTTTCAGCGCGGATATACAAGTCACGATTGATAAAGTTGTACCATGGCTTGTCTAGGGTGTATACACCCTGTGCAAGCACGATATCCAATGGCTGATAAAACGATGAAGCCGAATCGTTAATAACCGAAAGATTGTACACCGATGTGCGTTGAATATCCACATTGGGATTTGTGGGAACCGTCAAAGTTTTGCCATACGCAAATGAAGATTCGTTAACAGAATTCAACGGGTCTCTAAAATAGAATGGGGCTTTTGCAGTAGGAGTTGTATTATCACTTCTCAACACACTCATCGCATAAGCAAAGTCTGTTGGGTATAGAGGATCCATCGACAGATTTGCAGATAACAAAGTTGCATTTGCATTTCCTGCGATACCATCTCTGTATGGGGAACTCGGAGAAAGATATAAACTATCAACTAATGCTTGCCCGCTTTGAACGCATACACATCGTTCGCCAGGGGCACCAGCAGTTCCCTCAGGGCCAACAGGGCCAATGCCGCCATTCTCACCAGTAGCACCAGTAGCACCAGTATAACCCTGTACACCCACCGCCCCATCACATGTTGTCAGTCCATATGTTGTTCCTGTGCAACTCATACTGCCTGTAAATCCAAGAACCAAAGACCAACACGAACCAACTTTCTCATTGCTAACAACATAAACGCTGCAACCAACTGCTCCTGTATTACCAGGTGGGCCAATTTCGATGCCAGGCCCTTGGAATTGTCGGTGACGAATGATCCAATTCGTTGCCACATATGGGGGCATCATCGAAATGGGTTCATTGTCTGCCGTATATCCCGCCTGATATGAGGTTGTCAGGTCAACATCAACATTCCGCTGTGCTGCTGCAATAGCAAGACGATTTGTTCCACCACCCGATGATGACTCTGTTGTATAGAGATAGTTGTTGTGATCGGGAATCTCATTCGATGCAAGTAGGTGTGTGTCATCCCCACCGATATCTCCGCGCTTCAGTTCGGTGAGACCTGATGAATACCCAACACCAAATACGGTTCTTGCGCGAAGATCAGGTATGAAGAATCTATCGCATGTTGCACCTGTTGCCTCACCTGAATAGAGAGACTGAATGGTGACTTGTGAACTTGCAACCACGCCAGTAAAGTTTACTGGTGTGCAGCCTGGATAAGTTCTCTTGTATTGGAATCTGACTTCAGTTGTATTCGCAGCGGTTAAGGTTCCGATGGCATAGTCGTTTGTTCCACCCCAACCAATCTTATAGTCACGATTTGTATCGTTTCCATATGCACTCTGCAATCCATGTGCAGTTGTTCCCGAATAATCCTCATGACCCTCCGAAGTGAATCCAATGATAATATCTCTTGTTGGATTTCCTACAGGCCCCGTCGTGCTTGATACCAATCCTGTAATTTTATATTTGTCAGCGATTGTTGTGTAAAGATGGGAATAGTCCTGACCGTCCAATGGTTCTGTGCCCGTCTTTCGAACCGCAGCACCATCGCATATGCGCCATGTAGAAGGGACATTGCTGAAACTTCCTGCCCACGGCACAATAGAACCAACGGGTGTAAACAATGATGCATTCGTAGGTGCCTGTGGTAGAGAATTGATAACAAAACCACTCTTAGCAGCCGTTGCAATTATGATGCCCTGAACATAAGAGGAACCATCAAAAGGACGGGTTGCTGTTAAATATCCCGCATTGGTTGGCGATAGGTAATATATCGTACCTGCGGTAAGTGATGTGGCAGTATCATCAATGTCTAAGGCGACCCCACCGAAATCGATTTCGCCTTGGTAGACTACTGTGATCGATTCCGACGAGATCGCCTCGACTACACCCACCGTCTGAGATGTCTCCAAGTCATTGGCAAGCCCAAGTTCGAATCCCGTGGTACCCCCTGTATAGAGGACAACACTTCCTGCTTGGAATGGGTGCCCCGCAGGGACAGTCCATGTGTTTAGGATTCTGCGGCCATCGCTGCCGCCCCCGCCGCCGCCGATAATTGGAATTGCACTATATGCCATTAGTGGAGTACCTACCTTTAATAGTCAGACTGCCACTATTTAGCGACAATATTCAACCCTGATCGCCTTCGTTCAGGATAGCATCGCTAGCAAACTTAATATTTGCCTCGATGCGTTCCTTTTGATCGGGTGGAAACTTCCCTTGTTGGAGCAACTGTGTGCTTGCCAGTCGAGATTCGCGGTAGTGTCCCGTCCAAAACGCTGCAATTGCAAACTCATCGACTAGTGCCCACTCATAAATTCCCTGCCCAACAAAGAGGGCACCTTCGGGATATTTAATCTTTAGCCCCTGCTTGGCGAAGCGGTAGCCCTGATCGAAGCGAGAGAATGCACGGCAGAGACGAGCAGCAGCCCAAAGGCTCTCGGCTCTCCACGGAGCAACTTGATACGCTCTGAAATACAACTGAATGATGTTGTCAACTGGCTTCTCCAAGATCTCCATGATTCGGCCAGCCTGATAAAGACTGTAGAAAACTTCTTCGTTCCATCCACCAAGATCAGCCCGCTTGAGATATGCCTTCAGCGCAGGTTCCCATTGCTGTGCATCGCGATAGGATTGTGCGAGATAGAAGTGGTATCTATTGAAATCCTTTTCCTCCACTTTACCCGATGCAAGTGCCGCTTCAAAGTTTTCGGCATCCTTCTTGTACTTTTCGGGATCGGATGAACGAGCACCATCCTGAATAGGAGTATTCATGAATCCACGAGCAAAGTCACGGGTGCCAATTGGATCATGACAATCCACATACTCATGGAGAACACCACGATAGTAGAATCGCTTCTTGTTGCTTGTCATCTGTGGACGATGATAGCGAGTCTGTCCGAAGTGAGCGAAGATGTTGTAAAGATCGGCGTTCAGCGTCTCCTTAAACTTCATCGGATCAAAGCCAGGTTCATAGACAAGGATCTCATCTGCATCGATCATGTATGCATAATCGGTATCCGTCTTTTGACAGAGTTCGAGAGCCTCGCTGCGGTTGTGACCGAAGTCAACCCACGGACGCTCATGCAGTTCACCCTTGATGCCGTTTCGATCAAAGAAGTCCTTGATCTTTTGCTGCGTCCCGTCGGTCGAACCCGTGTCAACGATGACCCAATGGTCAACGATTGGAAGGACAGAAGACAAGCAACGCTCAATAACATGAGACTCGTTCTTCACGATCATACAAAGGCTGATCGTCTTGTGCTTGTTTGGTGTGGGGGTTGCCGATGTTTCAGCGGCAGCGGGTGTTGTAGAAACAACGGAAGTCGGCACATCAATCGTCATACTTTCACTCATTATAATCTCCATTATGAAAGGGGGTGTGTCATATATTTAGTTGCCCTCAATACAGAGGACACACAATGTCAGGGAATTTTCGTAATTTCGGGATAAACATTTATCATGCCCTGTACAACTCTTTGGACATTTGCACTTCCATTTGAATGCAATTCAACATCATAGAACCAAACTCCTGGCTTCACATTTGCCGAAGCAGAGGCACCCAAAGAAACATTTATATTTCCTGTAGATCCTGTAATAGCCGTGGTAAAGTTTACAGCCGTTGCTGTTGTATAAAACTTTCTCATCTGTGCATATGCAGTATATCCCGAGGAAATATTCATTGCAGTACCCCCATCCCCCTTCACCGTGTGGGAGAAAGAGAAGTTTGTACCCTGATCCATGTCTCTGTTGATTGTTTGTGCCATTGGTGGTATTTATTCGTTAGGGTTCCTCAAACACCATTACGCCCCCAGAGGAGTGATTACATGAATCGCAATCGTTGCCGCGCTTTACCGAGACGATTTGGTTGAATGAATTCGGTATCGTTTGGTTCTCGTTCGGAAACCGATGAGAATCGAGTTTCCCGCTGCAACTACCATTTGACGCACCAGGAGTGAGCAACCAAGTACATGTCCAGTTATCTGCCTGATTCTGTCGAAGATTCTCAATCGTAAAGTTTGGAATGGACTCCCATGATCTCCAAGTACTCGTATCTCGATTCACATAACGGGTATCTGGTCTTCTCCCAAGTATCGTTCCAATTCCGTCAAATGAACCAGGTTTCTGTCCAAGGAAGATACCATCACATATATCATCATAGATGCCCGTCCAACGGCAATAGATCATTTTCCACCCACTAGGAACATACCAATCATTCGGAATGTTCATCTGCCCGATTGATGTTTGTGCGCCCTGATCGAATGTTCTTCCACTAAAAGAGAGACGAACTTGCTTCTTGTAAGTGGTTTCTATCAACTTTGGGCCAGTAGAAACCCAAGATCCATTTTGCATGACCTTCATGGACTCTACTTTTCTCCATGTGCCTCCACTCTGCACATATGCAGTCTGCGGAGACTGCCAGTTTCCCGAATTGACAACATCCAATCCTGAGTAATTCCGTATGATTGATCGCTGAGTTACGAGAACAGCAAGGAATGATGGATTGTCAGATGCATCGTCAGCAACTGATGTTCCTACTGGAATGTCCGCGATTGATGTTGACACAGTTATGCCTTACCGATTGCAATCCAAGATAGAGTTTTAGCAACATTCGAGACAGCACCTGCATCTGCCTGAGCAATCACATACATTCCAGTAGGGGTTGGTAGTTGGTATTGTCCCATGTAATCCAGTCCAGCACCACTCCAGTTACCGCTCGGATTTGTTTGAAAATTCTGCGGGGTAACCGAAATTGACCACGGTGTCAACGCGAAGGGTCTGACAAACGTAACAGGTGTTCTATTATCATTGCCAACACCCGTAGTAACTGTTCCCCATTGCATCAGAATTCCACCTGGAAGCACAACCCAACCCTCTTCGGCTGCAAGGTAATTTCCTGATGAAGGATCAGGAGTGCCCGTCTCATACCAAACAAATCCTTCAGGATATCCCACGGCGGTGCTTGGCCCTGTCGCGCTGACATTAAACATCGGTCGGCATGAAACCTCGCCAGTCGTGTAATCAACGACAACATTACGGCTATCGGCATCTTTCTGATTCTGATCATACAACTTAGTTGCGCCCGTGAGACCGTAGTTGAGGGCAGGATACATCCGCACACTCGATGTGCTACTGCCTGTAATCATCAGCGAGTTACTGCTTGGAAGACTGATACGAGCAGACTCATTAACAAACAGGCGGTTTCCGACATAGTAATCAGCACTCACACCACCCGCTACGATTGCATCAACGCTGTCTGCACCGCCCAATCCTCGGATGTTAATTGTGCCTGTAACAGTCAATGCACCATGGAGTGTATCATCCGCATCGTTGCGGAGAACCTTTGCATTCGTTCGGAACTGTGCGCGGTCGGCATCCGTCAGGGTGCGAGCAGCACCACTTGCAGTCGTATGATTGATGTTATAGCGAATATAAAAGTTGTCGTGATTGTGACCCGTCAGAATCGTGGCTTGGAAACCCTTCTTAGAACGGATGATCCAATGCATTCCAACATTCGGAGGAATGATGTCGAATGGTGTTGGAACAGCACCTGTTCCCAGTAAGCCACCAGTTTCAGCCGTTGAACTTCCATACGATGTGCTAAACGAGTCGGTCTGAACAACCGAATTTAGAGTATGCGTATGTGGTGGGATATTGTTCTCTAGTAGCGTTACTTCAGATTCACCACCAACTGTTCCCAATCCGACCGAGGGAGTAATTATTCCACTTCCTGCCAATCCCGTGGCGTTCGAAACACCGAAGACAGTCCGTCTACGAAGATCGGGGAGGAAGAAAACCGAATTGCCAACTGATGATCCAACAGATCTTCCATAAATTTTCAATTCGGTATCTTCAGGAATATCTGTAAATGGCGTAGTTGTTAGTTGAACTCTGCGATTTGCGGTATTAGAAGATCCAACAAGTACATTTGCTTCTCCTGTAGGCCATACAACCCGAACTGCATCTCCCGCAGTAAGTCCGCGCGTATCGCCATCTACCACAATTGTATTTGCATCATAAACTGCACCACCCGCATAGTGGTTTTGGTTAATAGCAGTATAAAGATCATTCCACTCATTCTGTGACTTGGCTGCTCCATCACAGAGTAGCCAACCGTCAGGAATTGCATCAATTGCACCAGCGAATGGATGAACGCTGCCGATAGGAGCAGCAGAACGAAGATAGACCAAATCGGTTGGTGTATCGCCCACTACCACGCCTGTGTAATTGATTACATAACCCGAGTTGTATCCTGTTGCAAGGAAAACGGCTTTGCGTACTTCTCCCGCTTGAACCTCGTAAGCACCACCATCAGGATTGCTAATAAGTCTTCCACCGAGATCAGGATGGAGATAATAAGCCTGTCCTGTTGCGAGTGGATAAAGACCCGTTAGACCACCACCATTGGTCAATCCTCGAATGAATCCTTTAGTGACGAGGCTGAAGCAGTTTCCATTAACGCTTTCCACCATACCGATGGCTTCGGCATTTGCAACTGTATTTGCCTGAGCAAATGTCAGCGATCCGTCAAGATCAAATCGAAGGACATGTCCTACTGAGAAGGCATGTCCTGTTTGGCAGAACCGCTTTCTGATCGCATCCGCACGAATCCAATCTTCATGCAATCTGCCGTCATCAAGCGATACTGGAATAGACCAAGGAGTAGCAGTTGTAAGTGCGTGGGCACCATCAAGTTGATCTGCGTTGAAAAACTTGACCCAATTTGTAACGGGGACATTTGGATATACCGCTGGCCCTGTGCTTCCTGAGTAAACAATACCGAATGTGATTCCTGCGGCACCAGTTGCGCTGTGGAACATGCTAAGTTGTTCGCCTACCTGATACTTGGTAAATGAATTCCCGCTGCCGTAATAGGTGTAGGTATCGTCAGTTCCTGCGCCGTATCCATAAGAGGCAAACTTGGAGGAAACGATGTAGTTGTTCGATCCAGTTACACCGAGATTGGTATTGCTAAAGAAGCCATTCCAATCTTCTCCACCTTCAGGCGAAGACTTCCACCAAACAAAATACTTGTCTCCCTGTGAACCCTTGATGTCAAGTCCTGCGGGCTGTAGCAAGGTGTCGGTATAGAAGTCTGTGCCATCCGTAACACCCCCTGCAACAGTCAGCGCACTTGTGTACACCGCGCCTGTAATGACAATACGCCCACCAACAGCAATGTCATCAACCCCACCTTCGCTGAATGCACCTATGCGTATTGTTCCTGTTGTTCCCGAAGGAGAAACAGACCAGTTTGCAAGAGTACCGATTGTAGTTGCATTTGCTGCTATTGATGGAATTGTTGAATCGTGATAGAAGAAAGTAAGACCCGAGGTGAAAGATGTTCCTGTGAGGCTTGTCCCCGAAACCGTGAATTGACTGAAACGAGTATATGCCAACTCGATCAGTCTGTCTTCGATGCGAAGGTCGTTTGAATCAATATATGTAATATCATCGCTGATATTAAGATTGCCAACAATATTTACATTGCCATTAATTGTGAATGTACCATTGCCAGTCTCGCCAAATTCAACTTCATCTGGTAACATTCGTCTTGCAGTTGTTCTCTTTGGCGTACCCGCAGCACTTTGCCGAGTATCGCTAAGATCGCTGAAAATGACATAATCACTTTGTGCGGGGTTTGCCGAAGCCCCCGTGCCAAGATCCTCAAGACGAATCGCATCGATGACAACCTTATTGTAGTTGTTGGTGAATGTGGGGGCACCAATTCCAATACCCGCACCAGGGTTCACCGAGATGGTGACAACACCATTGTAATAGCCACCTGAGCAACCCGTCTCCTTGATGAGACCACCATTTGTCGGCCCCACAGCCACATCATATACATTGATTGCGCTAGCCGCTTCAATGATTTCATTTGTTCTGTCGAACCATGTGTTAAATGTGTCCGATAGAACGAGTGGTTGGATGTTGATCAGGTCTGCTGCTGTACAAGACATTTGCTATTCACCGTTCCTCAATTAGTTTAGAGACGAGCGTCTTTAGTTCTGACAACTCTCCCTCCAACTTATTTATCCGATCCTTATGTGCTTTGGCTTCTTGCTTTCGCCGCTCGTAAGCCTTTACCGAATCCCTATCCACGGACAGGAGTGCCCCCGTTCGCGTGTCCCGAACCAACTTCTCGTTCTTGACAGGGATCTTTTCTTGACTCATGTTGCAATCATCCTTAGATTACGAATCCTAGGAACAGCACCACCATTATCATTTCCCAACATTACTACCTTGATAGAAAAGGTCTTAAACTTGGAAAGGGTGGTATAGCCGATATTTGTAAATGAAATTTCTCGGAAATCTGTATCAGAAGAAGACACTCCTGTGTCAGTAGTTGTCAACTCGACATAATTTACATTATCATAATCTGTTTCACCCACGGTAATAGGACGGACAAATACCTTCACAGATGAAGCATTTACATTGCCCTTCTTTGGATTACATATTGACATTGATACCGTAACATTCTCCGCTTCCATTCCACTTTCCAAAGTCACCTTTTTGCTGATGTATCTTGCAGCCGTTCGATATCCCGAACCGACACCACTATTTGTTGGTTCCAATTCACCATTATACGATCCACTAGATCTATCAGTTATTGTTTGATTGTTGATTATATTGCTTACTGTTACAATACTAGATTTCTGAATGTCGAATACGGGCGAGGCATATGAGTCACTACTTGCCACCATAGACACACTCACATCAATCAATCCCCCCTGACTTAGCGAGGAACTGATTTGGTGATATCCATTGGCTGGAATAATGTTCTTATTTTCGGTCAATTCGCTATAGGGCGTTGTAGAACTAGTTTTGATCTCTCCGCTATAGGAGATTGAAGATTTTTCTGGTGCAAAACCAACTGCATTCAGTCTGAACTCATTGATATTAATCGAATTCGTCCCACTAGCAATCGCAGCATTAGACAAGGACAATGTTCCGCTATTACTGAATTTGCAAACATTTAGCCGAAGTACCATCGTTTGATTATCGTTCTTAAGATATTTGCCACTATTCTGTGGTTTGAAAAGAGAACGCATGAGTGGCTGCTTAATTACCCCGATCTTTGGATCTTCCTCTGATGCACGAATGATTGTGCTTCCGATAGAACCTGTAAAGAGGGAGAAGTTCGAAGAATTACTGGAAACACAAACAGCATATTCTTTTCCTGGAAGCAGGTGTACGGGGCTGCTGAACGGGAAGTTCGTCAGACCCGTGTTGCCCGCCGTGATGATATCGCTAACTGCAATCTCATTTGAATATTTAACAGATGTGGCAAACGGAAGAACCTTTGCGGGATGTGGGTATCCCGAAATGGTCGAGCGAATTTGAACAGTTACGGGGATCGAGGTCAGGTTTTCTTTGGAATTAAAATACAGATCGACAGACTTCAAGAAGATACCCTGTGGATATTTCACGGGATCGACATAGAATGTCTGCGATACAGGTTCAGCATAACCACGAATTTCTCCCGAACTGTTAAGGATCTCCGACAAATTCGACACAATCTTTTCAGACTTGACTGACTTTCTCCGTGTTTCTGGAAGCCGAGTTGCAAGAATACCGTCCTCCGAGAGTGAGTCATATGCGCCTTCAACCGCATATACAGTTTCTGCTGACATGGTTGAACTCGAAACGGAATCGGAATTTGAAACATCTGTGATTCTAATATTGTGGCGACCGACGAGAAAATTCTGCTCGTAAACACCCGTAGATGCATTTGGATAATTAAAGAGGAACCGTGTTGCCACCTCACCTCTTTCATCGGAAATTTGACTTCCGCCCGTGCAATATGCAGTCACATTCATATCATCACAGAACACATAGAAAGTTGTGTTTGGCTTTAGACCCTTTGCATTCAGGCTGATATCTTGTTCACGCGCAACAGGCAGAACATCACGCGCAACAGTCTTGTTTACAATTATCTTCTTCATACTTTCAGGAGCAGAGGAAGAACTGATGCTGTTAAGCGATAGCCCTTCTGCTTTTGCTAGCAGAATTTTATTGCGTGCAAGATTTGGGCGATTGTTCTTGGAGTTTTGATTTTCCTTACCGAACCAAATTGACTCCCAATCATTAAACCGTGTACCGAATCCATAGTTCGCGCTGTTTTCCCAATTATCGTTTTCACCCTCAACATTTACACGAATCTTTGGCTGTTTGGTGTTGTCGTACCATGTGTCGGATGCGGGATTGATTGATAGCGATCCCATGTAATTGATGACATTGAAGGGATTTATTTGAATCGATTCGCTTGCCAAAAGATGGGAGATTTCAGGAGACTGTGTGTAAGATAGCGTGTAGATGCCATCTGTTTTATTTCCTGTGACATTTGACGCGGAACCAAAAGTCAATCCATATGAACGAGTTGAAAATGATGGGCGCAATTCATTGTTTTCGTAATCAACACTAGCGGCGAACATTAGATCGCTATTGTCGGCAACTGCATGACCCTTGAACTGATCTACCAAGATGCCGCGTTTTGGCATCTCGTCACCATTCTCATCACGAATGCTCTTTGCCTTTGCCTCTTGCTCCAAAAGACTAAGTGTTGTGTAATACTCCACCGCCTCGATTCGCTTCTCAAGGTCACCAATATCACGCATCGTATACCGCTTGTTCTCCACATAGCGAACGGATGCATCATTGCTGTTGAATGTATATGGATTGACCTGTACTGTATACAGGGACATTGCACTCGGATCATCCGATGGGATATCTGCATTTAGCGAAGGAACACCCGAAATTACCGAGAAATTGCGATCTCGCGTGAGAACAATCTTGTCTGTTCTTGGTAGATAGTGTATATAAGTAAAGTCATTGTCGTTGGCGGCAGAGTTTGTCGGAATCCACGGTGTTACTGCTGTGTCTCCACTCAGACTTCTGTCGGGGCGGAAATCGATGCAATCGCGAAGTTTGTACTGAGTTCCTGTTGATTTGCTTGTATAGGTTGGGATATTCTCATAATCGGGATATGATGCAACCGTATATGCACCAATACCGCTATGCACATATCGCTTGAATGTGGCATAGAACGGGCCTGTTACTCCTGTTACACCCGATGCTAATGTTAACCGAGACCAATCGTAGAAGGAATCCCGCTGACCGTTATCGAATGTGAAGTGTGAATTCAGGCTAATTCCCGAACTTGCGCCTTTTGTTCCCGTGATCGATAGCAGTTGAAATGCATCAACATAACCATTGAAATATAGGGTGTCTGATGTGCTTCCGCGCCCATCACTCGTTAATGAAGAACCCCATTGTCCTGTAAGAGTCAGACTTAGAGTTGCCTCTGTCTTGGTTTTGATAAACCCACCTACAAGTTTCATCGCATCTTCGTCATTTCCAGGCTCTTGTGTTGCATATGTAAAGATTTTTGTACCAGGAGTTGCATTGTTTACCGTAACGGAAAGAATGGCTTCGTTTGCTCCTCTAGCCGCAGTACCACTAAGCACTTTTCCAGTACCATCAAATACAAACACATCTGCATTTGGTAGATCGACTGTGGTGTTGAATGGGAACTGTAGATTTGGATCATATGCGGTGATGTTATATGTAAAGCCAGACGAAGATGCTATGCGAGTATCATACCCAACAATTGCGTAGTCGCCCGAAGCAAACGAGGTAACACCCGAACCCTCTGGAATTTGATAAAGCAACGAACTTTGAGATTCGTTTTCCAATCCCGCATTCCCCGTCATAACAAACATGTGTGCGGTCAAAGAACCGCCACCAAGGAAGATTCGAGTTGTATCTTCGAATGATGCTGTTCCTGACATGTTGATGTCATACAAAGACAGATTGTGAACTGGATTGGAATACGGCTCAATCCACCGCATTCTTGCTGTGCCAATTGTGTTTATTGCAGTTCCGCTCAAACCGCGAGATAAAGTAATTATCGGATGCTTTGTAATGTCTTCAATCGGGTTGAAAGATCCTGTAATGCCCGACAAAACAACCTTTGTATAAGGGCCGATGGAGCGATTGAAGTCGCGGGTAACTGTGCGCTCATGGTTAGTCCCACGCGCACATGGAATGTTCAACTTGGTTTTTGACTGAGTTTCAAACTCATATCCAAATACATATGCTTTTCCTTGGGAAAGTTCTGCCTTCAGAACTGTATTCCCACCGCTTGCTGTTGGGCCTTTCAGCGTCAACTCAAACGGGGTTACTGTATAGTTTCCCGATTCGTCATATGTTCGTCGCGCAAAAGTATCCTCAAGCATTGCATAGTCGGGATACTTCTCAACCTTAACAATATCGCCGTCAACCACACGCATGAATTCAATAAATCCAACACGCGAGAAATTGTCAACGGAACTCATATCAGATGCCGTAAATCCATTCTGTGCTGCCGTGAGTTCGATGACAAAACGGTCTGATCCAGGTGCTGCATAGTTATAGAAACCAAAAGCAGGATCGTTAAGTGTTGTGTCATCTGTTGCGGTGACAAAATACTTGGCTACCGAGAACCCAATCCGTGTTGTTGGGTTTGCATAGTCGCGGATTTGACTGCCCGCCGCACCCGTAAGCATGTATGCCCCGATTGATTGTGCATCGCTCAGTACAAAATAGCCTTCAACAAAACGAACACCCCTATCAACAGATGCAACCAATGCATCGCCCAAGTACGCAATAGATGGGCCTGTAATTGAAGCAGTAATTCCAACTCCGTTTGCGGCAGTAGCAGAAATAACATCGTTTGCTGCAAAGACTGAACCGCCCTCCATGTATTCGAAGAACAACACGCTTCTATTGCTCTCAACAGAACTTCCCGAATAACCACCTTCAGCATGGACAACTCTTGCTTTGGCTTTTCCTGCTGTGCTGATTACGCTGCCGATAAAGTCTTCGGGGGATTCAAATCCGCCTAAAGCAACCTTCGCATATTTAACTCTGTTTTCGCTGATCTGCCCATCGAGTACAATACTGCCTTCTTCAAAAATGTGAGAGCCAATACGCTCAATCTGATTCTGAAGAAGGGTTTGGATTTGTGTGAGTTCCCTTGCCTGAACTCCATAACCAGGACGGAACATCAAACGAAGAAACTTCTTATCCTCCGAGAAGTCATCGTAATAGGGGTCTACATTAAATAGGCTAGGGTCATATGACGGCATGTGTTACCTCATCAAAAGTCGATGACAATTTTGATTTCTTCCTTTTGTTCAAAACCGCGCTGAATCGGCTTCATGTTCTGTATGTATAGTGTTTCTCCCGAACGATATTTTAGTTCGCCCGTGTGTATGATCTGCTGAACAGATGCATTTGCTGTTATTGCTGAATCGACTGTGTATGGGGCTATCATTCCAACAAAGAATTTACCCTGAGTTCCTGTCACCCGAAGAACTCCAGTTGTTCCCGATCCACCCGCAGACCAATCCATGACATAACCATTAGCAGAACTAGTTGTTCCGTATGCAAAAGAAATATACGAATCCTCTCTAAAGGATTGGCTATCAAATTCTGCATCACCATCGTATGTCATAATAAGAGATGTTGTTTGGTCGTATGCATTTACACCGTTGCGGATCAGACTATCAAGAGCAACAATTTGTCCACCCCCGCTCAATCCCTTCGCTTGGAAGTTTGAGTAAAACGGATCAACCTGTGTGATTCTTTCGCCCTGTTTGAAAGTTCCCTGTGGATTTTCCAAGTAGAGATATCCCGATTTGTTTGATCCAATTCGAGGCTCCCACGAATAAATTTCGCCAGATGCGCGAGAAGGCGGTACTGAAGTCTCATAGTCTCCAACACCAATAGCCACAAACCCCTCGGTAAAGTCAGTACCATTACCCAAGAATGCTGCGTCAGTTGGTGCCACAGTTAATTTCAGTAGACGGCGACTTTCTGTTCCTGCAATTGTTTTATCTTGAACTGTCATGATCTTTAAACCATTGACAGTACCACCATGCTCGAAGTTTCCGCTTCTAATATTTGTCAGCAAGAGTTCACTCGTTCCACTATGACCCGAGACACCCTCACGCCAAGAAACAACATTTCCATATGCCCCGCTGAAACCTGAGCCAGTTACTTGTTGTGCTGTTCCACCAACCGCAAAGGAACCCGAAAGACCACTTCCATAAAAATTCAACCTGACTTGCTTTTCAGCCAAATCGGGATTGAGAATGAGACCAAATTGGCGATATTCATTTTCCGTGCTTACCTTGCCATTCTCGCCCCTGAAGTACTCTTTGACGATCATGATAGACGATGCACCAAGTTCTTTGATAGGATTCGACCCATGACCATCTGGGGGCGACATAACAGGTTCTGCCAAGTCTTCGAGATATACCTTTTCTGTTGGAACATCCAAACCCCTAACGAATTCTAAAGATGCAAAGGTATAATCCTTACCACCATCAACCAATTCGATTGAATCTATAAGACGAATATTCTCAAAGAACTCCGAGCAAGATGTTATCCCGTTGCTGACTAGTACATCGGAACCCGCAGTAATTCCAAAGCGAATTGAAACTTCTGCGCTTGTTGCATATGGATTCGATGCATTGGTATTTGCACTACCATCGCCCAATACTTTAATATGTGGAACGATTGAGAATGTACTTGGGCTTGCACCACCCGATACACTTGCAGAAAATGGCGAGGAAACGGACACAAATGCGGAGTTTCCACCACCACTTGGAATAAAATCAGTAATGACTCTTCTCTGACCCAATCCCTGCCCACCATCGATAGACAGAACCATGTCGGTATAATAATCTGCTTGTAGGAACAGGTAAGGTGATGACAGAGTAATTCCTGTAGCACCCAATCCAACATCAGCAACAACAGTATTGCTTGCTGAAGGAAATACACAGTTTGTCGATACAACAAATGGTTGAACATCGGTGTTCATCTTAATAAATGCAATCTCCCCATCGACAGCATCTTCTTGCACACGCCATTGCAGGATACGCTCATCATTTGACTGCAAATATTCAACATATTCGATGGGCATGTATCCAATACTTTCGCCCTGTGTCTTTGTCAAGAACTTGCGCTTTGATTCCGAAATCTGATAGAGGAACTTCCATCTATATCCATCTGATAGTCGGCGGATTCGCGAGTCTGTGTGTGTTGGAGCAACCAACGAAGCCGATCTGCTTGCATTGTCAATGCACTTGTACACCCGCTCTTCGTCAACCAATGCGTAGAAAGGGGCAGGATCAAAGTCATCAAACAAATCAATATTGTCGCGGTATGCCGTGTATACAACACCAGGTGTCCAGTCATATCTACGAACTACCAATGAGACATCAGATCTATCGATTCTCTTATGTGCAAAGAGTGATCTCCAAAAATCTGTATCGTCACGAACACTATCGATACTTCTTGGTGGCTCCTCGTCGTTAGTCCACGAGACTACCTTCCCAATTGAAAGGAATAGATTGTTATCATCAACATCCCCGTAGATGTCGAGGAGTGACTTAGCGGCAATCCGCTTGTGGTTTTGACGAAATGGGTCGCAGGATCCAGGCATTGCTTTGTATTTAGAGCAGTTCTTCTGTGGTACTCACAGTTAATATGGATGGTGGGATAAACTCGTAGGCAAACAGTTGAATCTTACGACTGCCAGGAATCAGTTTCCCACTCTCGTCCAATATATCAAACTTGAGTGTCTGCCTTCCGTCACGCATTGCCTTAAGGCTAAATCTGCGAGTATTTGGGTTCAAAGTTGCCCGCAGTTTATTGTTCAAATATACCTTGATTTCCTTAGCCTTATAATAGGAAAGATTTTCTTCGTTGTTGATGGTAAATTGAACCGTAAGAGTCTTGAAGAAATTGAAATCGGCTGGATTTGTCCCGACAGGAACAGTAGGATTGTTTGCAATAATTCCCTCTGCGGGGGTAGAAACGGAGATTGTTGGAACCAAAACATCTACAAAAGACTCATTGCGACAATCAAATTCCTGTCCCTGTGGCATATTGAAAAATGCCCTAGCCGTGATTTTTCTAAACTCGCTGTTTTCATCGTATTCTAAAAGAGCGTATTTGAAGTCATATGGCTCAGTATAAAATAGTCCATTTGGGCAGGGCGAGATTGTTCCTGCACATGGATTATCCCCATCGGGCGGTGTTGCCGTAATGTTCAATGGGTCAATTGTATTTCGTAAAGATTCTTCCCACTCATTAATAGCGGTCGCCCCACGCTCCTCCCGCCGATATGACCATTCCTGCCACCCACTATTTGTTGTAATAAAGTCTTCAATTTGAGTGTTCCAAATTTTTGCAATATGGTATCCCCTCTCGACCATCTTGTTGGGGTGTTTATACACAATCCAAAATGGATCAGCATTTGGAAAGCCTGTCTCATACAAAATACCACTACTAGCACCAGTTGCTGCAATAAAACTCAGATCATTGGTAATCGGATTTCCGCGTATAGTAATCCCATTTCCAATACCCCGAATATATTTGTCATGAACTTCGGGTGAGTATCCCGCCGCTGTCATCCCACCGCCCGTGATGCCCGTCATAAACCACAAAGAAAGATCATCAAATGTTTGGAAGGTATACGGCACATAATGCCCAATGATAGGAACATGGAAGGACATGAGAGCAGATGCATTCTGCAAATCTGCCTCGGCACATCGTTTTATCAAGACCGAGCCAAACATCGCTGTCCCAACGGGGTGTACCAACCTACGAATGACCTCGCGGTACTTGTCAATCACCACTTCTGTCTTAAGTACATACGACCAATTCTGATAGAAATGATTGTCTTGTAAGACTTTATTTGTGCTTAATCGACCATCGTTATTTGCGTAGTATCCCGCAGATTGACACAAGCCACCCACGGTTACGGTTCCGCTGAAACCCGATCCTCTCGCTGTATCGATTACAATCGATGGTGCTACCTGATAGTTAAGACCAAAATCATCAATGTTGATCTTTCGTATCGATCCCGCCCCATCTACCTCAACTACAGTACCTGTTGCTTGTTGTCCGCTATCTCCTGCAACTGCTACAAAGCGAACGCGGTCACCAATTTCATAATCTGCACCTCCGCTATTGATCGCAAGTGAAGACACAACGCTGTATACCTTGACTTCGTGGAATGGGTCTGAACCATCAACAAAATCAACTCCCAAGTTTCCTGCTGCAAAAGTGCCGTTTCTTCCCGAAATCAATAGTTCTGCAACGGGGAAATTGTCAATTTGATAGACATTTACCTCAACAACACGCGCAGTAGCAGAAATGCTTCCCGATGCATTTTGTTGAGTTATGTTGTTTCCCGCAGCACGATATATTTGATCGCCTAGAGCATTCGAAATACGAAGGTAGTTGTTTTGTGTCCACCTTCCTGATGACAGTTGAAGTATGTCCTTCTTTGGATAATAGAACTCGACTGCCGTGTCGTATAGAATTCTAAAAAGGAATTCATATGACTTCTCTGTTCCCTTTGCTGCATAGAACTGCTTAATGTTCTTGACGAGTCTTTTTGGATCTACTGGCTCGTTTGTTGTTTTGTTTATAGCAAGACTCTCAGGAAAATTCAAGAGATATTGACTCCTGAAATCATCAACAAACTGATCTAAAGTTGTGTCGATGTCGGGAATGTCATGCATCTCCATGGGTGAAAGAATTTTTCCCGAATTGCGGCGAAGACCAAGCCACTCATAGTATGCAGATAAAAATGAAACAAGGGTTGGATGATCGACCCGAACAAACTCAGGGAGTCTGTCGGATACTAGGTTTGCGAGATTGCGATCATCATCGATGCTCATGTGTTCTTACCGTGTAAACGCGGAATCGCTTGCATTTCTATCTATTATCGTCTTCTCGGGTACACCCGTGACCGAGATGCCCAAGTCATCTATTACAATGATTTGATTCCTTCTGGCAAAGATGTCTGTTTTCTCGGGAATTGCCGTAATTTTCAAAGTTGTCTGACCGTCATCCAAGTATTCGGGTATGAAATTTCGAAGAGAGATCAGTCCAGTTGCATAATCAATACTTCCCGTGTTTTTGGCGATGATGACTTTAGACGATGCAACTTGCTTATAGATGCGAAGGTTTCCATAACCATCATCATCCAAGTAGCAATCGACTATTGGTTTTGGCAAAGCAGATGAAGTTGAATCGCGATATCCAAACATCGTACTTGAAATAATACTTGTATATCCTGAAATTGGATGTAGCAGAGGATTATCAAATCTGATTGTATATGGTGCAGCGCGACCTAAATTTGGCTCAAACTGTTTTGACAATGTAACTATTGTAGAGTTTGAGTTGATTGCAGGAGCGGCACCGTCGATGATCGATGAAAACTTTGATAGTCTAAAGTTGCGCTGAAACAATCCCAAGTAATTGGAATTAAATGCCTTAATCAATGAAGCAACTCTAGTTTCAACCCCTGACTTGTTGAGAGTCGTTTTTGATTCATCGTAATAAACAGTCACACTAGGATTTATGAAGATGATGTCGGGATCTACAACTTCGGGAGTAATCGTCACTAGATTTCTCTGTCCCAAGATTGTTCTTTCTATTGCTTGCTTTTCTGCATTTGAAAGACGAATTCCTACTTTTGGCTTAATACTGATGAACACCTTTCCATATTGTGGTGGGTCGTTTTCTTCGCCACCCCAAATGAAGAAGGAGTCAGCACGGCTTGCATACTCGCGTCCCAATAGTGCCTTGTAGTCATCTGATGTGACTGCACGATCCTGTGCTTGGTAGTTTCGAGGCGCATAGTATCGAATTGACTCAATGTCTTCGCTGTCTTCTCCACCGAATGAAACCTGCACCCTTCCTGTAGCATCTGTTTCAATTCGGACTACAGATACTCGGCTGTCGTTGGATGTAATCGCTCTACTTACACCGCTTTCATCATATCCAATTCCATTTCCAGCGGATCCATTCGTTACGAGATATCGTAGCGTCACCACATTTCCATTCTCTATTGCTTTACCAACAATACCATCTCCGAAATAGATTTCCCACAACCCATCTCTGCCCTCTTGAACAAAGAATACGGATGATGTCGAATCGAGTTTATTGATGTCTGTGGCTTTCTTCCACAGTTGTGAAGATCCCGTTGTATCACTCTGAGATCGCTGTACAATCACCGTCAGAGTATCAATGTCGATGTTTAGATCGGGAATGGTGAACTTTGCTTCAGTACCGCCCTGTGTGTTAGCAATATACGAAACTTGTTTGAGAAATCCCTGGGAGAGAATAACACCCTGAACGATGTTTTCTCCGTTTCTTCTGACTGCTTTATATGTTTCCAAGTTGACAAAGTTAACTGCTTTGCCATCCACATCTTTGCCACGAAAAACCGTTCCCTGCTCAAGAAACTCGCGTCCTTGAATCACTCTTTGTGTAAATGGATCATTTGATGCAGCGGTTCCCATTAAAACATCAACAACCAACTGAGCAGCCTTCTTTGAACGGGGCGTATAGTTCAGGTGTTTTGCCAATGAAACGACAGATGGTCGCATGACCGCCGAATCGATGAACGACTCATTTGCTGCCATATTTGCATAAAACGCCTGATAATGCGTGTTGTATGCAAGAAGATCTAGGACGATTGACAGCGAGGAACCCTCAAAGTTATAGTCTTTGAACTGCTCCTGTCCCTGAAGATATGCCTTCAGGTTGTTCTTGATTTCATCAAATTCAAGGGATTGGATTGGTATATTTGAACTATTGCTCATCTTAGCCTCTGTAGGGCGACTGTTGTAGAGAAGACCCTTTGTACATTCCTGATTGTGAAATGGATTGTGATGCGAATCTCATTCTTATCTATCACATCTACCACATCGACAATTGCATTACTGACTCTTGGTTCATATCTTTGAATTGTGTGACCAATTCTACTTTTCAGTTCAATTAGCATAACAGGATTGACCAACTCAAACAGTAGATCCTGAATCCCCGAACTTATCTCGGGGTGAAATGGCTTCTCCCCACGACGATATAGAAGCAGATTCCGCAAAGACCTCTTGATCGCTTCCTCGTCTTTTCGGACAGCAACATCCCCCGACAGCGGATTGCGGTCGAAGTTGATGTCTAGGTCGATAGAAGTGTTTTCAATTTTTGCCATATTATCTCAAAGCCAATTCAAGTTCGATGTAGTCTCTAGATTGCTTAAAAATCGAAGCCAACTGTTTTTCTTGCTCTGCTGTTGGCAACCTATCAGATTCAAACCACTCAAGTTCAATGAATCCAACATAAAGATCGCCCTTCATGATCGGAAGAATTCCATATGTTATGATGCCATTTGAGTTGTTGTATGATCGAAAATATCCATCTCGCATTAACTCTGTGGTATTCATCTTTGGGCTGTCTTCCCGCATTTTTTCAATCAATTCCCAAAACATGGTGACTAAAATGTTTTGTAGATTTGCACCATCATATGGAATTCCACGTTCGCATGACTCATGTGTAATTGAGAACTTTTTCATTGGTGTTCCGTCTAAAAACTTACCACCGTTGTGAAAATGTCCGATTCGCGCACGACACGCATTTGCCTTTATACGAAGTCCCGTTAGTGTCTCGTTGATAACTGTATGCTTCGATTGAAAACTGCAATTTTTAGTTCCCCCAATCGATGCCTCTTCTAGTTCTTTTTGCTTTTCATCGATGATCTTTTTCTTTGCATACAATGTACCTGCAAGAATACCACCAAGCATACTAGAGGCGGCAATACCAATTTCAAACCATGATTGTACTGATAAGAACATCTTTCATTAACCCCCGCAAAAAACATTTCTACTGCCCCTAGCACACGCGGAGCCGCAATGAATAGGATCAGCCACCCGTGCAGCGGGAAGGCTGTTTATGAAAACGGATGAGGAACCCACAGCCGTTTTGCTCTTGTGGCAGTTATCACCGCAACAATGGGTAGCCCAACCGTCACCTTTTCGGTGCCAACCTAGGCTATTGACATATACATTCTTTGACCCTGCAATATTCCTACGGGGTGGAAAGCAACCATGTCCTGAACAAATATCTGTATGTCTGTGTGCAGCGGGCATATTTCTCCTAACAGTTTGGAAAGTAGCCCCGCTCTTTCATGGTGGCGAGATACTTCTTGTTCGTCACAGGCTTTCCATCAATGAACATCTGATTCCTGATATTTAGGATGAACTCATCTCTGTCAGAAGACCAATTGTTACTTGTGTCGATGGTGAACTCTCCATCGATGTATCTGCTTGGGAGGTCTGAGTCAAACGCTCGCGCAATAAAGTTTATGTCTTTTGGTGTGGGAAATCCCCCACGGTATAGTCTTGCAGAACCGCGTTCGGCATAATTCGTCTCGGTAAACTTTCTCAGCCCCTGTTCCCCAAAGGTAAACCCAAAGTTTTCGGCTGCGGCAAGGTCTTTTGGATCCTCGGGTATACCAGTTGGGTTGGTAAGTCCAAATTCTTCGGGGAAAATATCATCCAAATCGTCAATTTTCCCGTACAGATAGCCAGTATCGATGTCTAATGTCACACTAGGGGGGAATGTCCCGCTAACAATTGCATACTTGAGGACACCCCCTATCGTTGGAGGCGATCCAACATATGAGACATATACCGATTTCAATCGAATAATTTCCCTACACCCCACATCAGGATCTTGTGGTCGCAACAGTTTCTGCTGTTCAAATATTGGTCGGGAGGGCGATGTCTCGTTATATATTTTATTGAGTATTGCGGGACTTAACCACTCAATATCATTGGTAATCCCGCTAATTGATTCGTCCTGCTCGACAATGTTTAACTCGCCAAATCCACTTGGATAATAATATTCAATCGGTTGTGTGCCTGTCATTCTTGGCATCAGAACTCTCCCATATCAATATCGTCATCCAAACTCTTGACGGTGACATCGGGAGATTCAATGACAATATTCGGATTCGTCCCGTATGGAACTGGTTCTGCAATAAATGGATCTATCAATTCCTCTGTTGGAGGCAGTAGTGCATCTCCCATCTGAGGAATCGACGGAATATCAACCGTTCCTTGAGGCTTGCCACATGAGATTGTTGGAATGCTTCCTTGGATAGCAGCACCAATGTCGCTGATGGTATCGTTGATCTTTCCGACAATTCCCACAATTGCATCCGAAGCAATCTGAAGCGCGGGTAGAGTAATTCCGTTGATTCCTGCCATAATATCATTCAAGGATGGCAACCCACCAATCTCTATATTTGGAAGATCAAACTCAAACGGTTCTACACCCCCAAGAAAGCCACAGATATCAATATTCGGAACCTGTGATAGATCACCCCTCTCGGTCGAGAGTTCGTTGATTGATTTCTTAGACTCACCGAAATCTGTTGCAACGGGAACATTAACCATTCCCCGAATACTGACTGCCTCGCTTGTTTTAACGGACGATTTCTGTGCGGCATCTAGTGCAGCATATACTTTCAATTTATTCTCTTGATCAAATTGATAAGTTTCAATCTCGTCTGCGGAATACA